GACCGGCGGCCACGGCTGGCCGCCGGTCGGCAGGGGCATTACGCGGCCACCTCCAGAAGGGTCGGGATGTGTGGCCGCCACAGGGCCTCGGTTGTGCGGATGCCGTACCGCAGCGCGTCACACGAGTGGTCGTCCTGCTTGATCGGCTTGTCCTCGCCGCGCTCCGCCGCCTCGTCGTCCCAGGAATAGCCCGGAATCTCGTCGATAAGGCCCACGGCCGAGCGGTGCACGCGCAACCGATCCGCCGCAAACAGGCCCGCAACGGCACGGATGCCGTCCAAGACGGCGTTGTCGGCGGACATCACGCTAGGCGTCCGGTCGCGGTGGAGCTGCTCGATGAACGACGCCGCCGACGGGTCCACGACCGTCCACTCCGGGCGCACGCCGAGGACGTTCGTCCCCGGATGGGGGACCGCGGCCAGCCACCGGCGGCGGGCCTCGGAGTATTCGGCGTCGGTCATCTGCCGGCGCGCCGTGCGGGAGTCGTGCCGGTACTCGGATACGACGTACAGCCGCCGATCCTCGCCGAGCCCGATGAGGAGATCAGCGAACGGGTTCACGGTGCCGTAGTCGATCGCGTCGCACAGCCACCGGGTGATGGTGGGCAGTTCGGTGACGACGTGACGCCGCTCGTCGAACTGCTCGTAGATCGCCCCCTCGGACTGCACCCAGTGCCCCAGGATGAACCGGCGGTACCAGAGCCCGACGTACTCGGCCTTCAACGACGTGACATAGGCAGGGTCGAGGGCCGGATTGTCGTCCAAGGTGAACTGCCAGTGCCGTAGGTCCAGCTCCCCGGCCCGGCCGATGAACTCCTTACGGAGCCAGTGCCCGGGGTTGTCGGGGTTGGTCGTGGCCAGCAGCCGCGCGCCGGGGACGCTGAGACGCCCCAAGAGCTGGTTCCAGAAGCCGCGCGGGACGAGGGTCGCCTCGTCCACGTACGCCAGGCATGCCGTGAGGCCCCGGAGGCGTCCCTCTGCCCGGGAGTCGGCGGCGCCGATGAGGTGCACCGTCCGGCCGAGGATCACGGCCGTCGTCGCGCCGCGGGTGTGGTGGACGAGACCGGCGATCGGCCCGAAGAGCGACTCGTCCTGGAGCGGGTCGAGGACGTTCCGTTCGATCGTCTGGAGCGAACGCCCGACGATGACGATCAGCCCCGAGGACGGGGCGGCGGCCACGGCGATCAGGAACGCCACCAGGGAGGCGATGGTCTTCCCGGACCGGATGGCGCCGTGCCACACGTTGATGCGCGCGGTGGCGTGAGCGATGGAGCGGATCTGCTTCGGGGACAGGGGTAGCGAGTCGAGCATCAGCCCTCCCCGTCGTCGTCCTCCGGGGCGCCGGCCAGGCGGCGGAGGCCGTCGGCGAGGGAGGTAAGCATGGAGCGTGCCGTGTCGGTGCCGGGGTCGCCGTCGAGTGCTTCGAGCTTGGCGGCCTGGCTGGAGGCGGTGACGCTGGCCTGGAGCAGCGCGCGTACGTCCTGCGCGGGGAGGTCTGCCGTGCGGAAGGTGACGACCTTCCCCAAGGACACTTCCTTGATGGTGTGCTCGTCACGGTCGAGCCGGTCGAGGTGTTTGTTCGCCTGGTCGTAGTACCGGTTGATGAGGGCGATACGGCGCGCTCGGGCGTCGATGGCGGCGGCTTGGGTGGCGACGGCGGTGGCGCTCCGGTCGAACTGGAGGCCCAGACTCTCGGCGATGAGGGACACGGTGCGCGGGCTGCGGCTGATGCGGCGGGCGATCTCGTTGCGGCCGAGGTTCTCGCCGTGCAGGCGGCGTACCTCGTCGCGTTCCTCGTCGGTGACGGGGCGGAATGTGGCCATGGGTCACCTCCGGGTACGGCAAAGGCCCCGCACGGTGGCGGGGCCCTGGTGGTGGTGTGGTCAGCAGGCGTCGTACTTCCAGGCGCCGGCCTCGCGCGCCCATGGCTGCTGCGTCTGGCTGAGCTTGGGGACGTCGTACGTGTAGCTCACGCGGGCAAGGTCGCCTGAGATCGTGTCGATGGTCAGTGTCTTGATCTCGTGCTTCCCCATCGTCTTCACGGTCTGCTCCACGGCGCCCTGATACCAGGCCTTATCCACCTTGGCGGCGCAGCGCTTCGAGAGCATGCCGTACGCCGTGTCGACGTCCGTGGCGAAGTACGCCTGCGAGTAGCTGCGCACGGCGGCCTCCAGCTCGGCGCGCCCATCGTCGGCGGGCTTGTCTGTCTGCGCTGCTGCGCCCGGCTTGGGGCTGGCGGTGGCGGGAGGGTTGGAGGCTTGGGTGGAGCAGGCGGTGAGGGTGAGCAGGGCGAGGGCGGCGAGGGCCGCGGTTCGGGTGCGCATCGCGTCAGGATGGCGGATGGCGTGTGGGGGTGTGGGGGGTGTGGCTGTCCTGTGACATGGCGATGCCCCGCGCGGTGGCGGGGCGTTTGTGTCTGGGCATGCCGGATCTGCCGCCCATGATGGGGCATGGTCGAGCGGGATGCAACTACGGGTGTAGTCCCGCCCCGTCGGGCGCTGTACCGAGCGGGGCGGGTTCGAGCAGCCGCGCAGCAGCCAGCAGCGCGGGTAGGGACGGTGTCCACGGTACGGCGCGGGTCTGACAACGACGCGGCCCCGCCCGTGGTGGTCACGCCCGGGCGGGGCCTTGGCGTGGGCCGCACCCTGGGGAGGCAGCGACCGCCAGCGACGGCGGGCCGGGCGGTAGGCGTGGCGTCGCAGCTGCGCCGTACCGGTGCGCCCTGCCAGTAGCGCGGACGCCCAACCCGTCGTCGGATGGCTGAATGTACGCCTCCGGATGGCTGGTTGGAACCCCTCGTGCAGCAGAAGGCCCCGCCGCGTCGGGGGGACGCGCGGCGGGGCCGGTCTCGCGGGGCGGTCAGGCGCGGGGCTTGGCCGCCCGGAGGGCGCGGGCGATGTCCTCGCACGCGCGCTGTGCAGCAGGGGCGGCCGATCGAACGGCGGTGTCTACCGTCCGGAGGACTTCTGCGATCCGCTCGGCTGTGGCGGGGTTCGGCTTCGGCTTGATGAACTGGACGGGCATGGCGGCCTCCTGGGGTTCGGGATCAGTGTGGCAGGCGTCAGCGCTCCTTGGGGGTGCCGGGGACGGGCTTGGGCTGGCTCGGGTAGTGCCCGCCCCTGCTGGAGCTGTACGTCGTCTCGTGCTTCGGGTCGGGGCGGGTACCGGGCGCGGCGGGCATGGTCTTGCGGAGTGCCATGATGGCGTCCTCGTCTCGTGATCGGGATGGGACCGGGGCGGTCGGTGTCTTGGCGGATGCGACCGCCCCGGGGTCTTCTGGTCGGGCGTCAGCCCTTGGTGATCACCCGCACGTGGGTGCGTACCGGGTTGTCGGGGTCGTCGTGCAGTTCCATGGCCACTGCCCCGACTCGGCGTAGCTCGGGGGGTGTAGCTGTAGCTGTAGCCGCCCCTGTAGCCGGTTCCTGACCTGCGGGAACTACACCCGCTACAGGGCCTACAGGTGGCCCCGGGAGGGGCTCGGGAAGCGACCCCAGGCGGACCCCGGTGGAGGGGCTGCGGCCGGGCATCCGTACGCCCCGCTCGACGGGCACCCCGGCGGCCTCGCAGGCGGCCCGTACGTCGGCCGGTGTCCAGGGGCGTCCGGTGTGTGCCGGGAGCCGCTCGGCGAGCACGGCAATGTGGGCCTGGGCGTCGCTGCCGAGCGAGGCCCGGAGCGCGGCCAGGAACGCGGCGGTGTCCGGCTCCTCGGGGGAGTCGTCGTCGGTCGCTTCCTCGGCCGGCTCGGGCGCGGGCTCGTCCACGCTGCCGTGGAGCATGTACGCGCCGATGAGCCAGCCGGCCGTCCCGGCGTACAGGGCGTAGCTGGTGTAGTCGGAGGCGACGACCACGTACCCGGCAGCGGTGAGCGCGCCAACGCGCTTCAGCGGGGCCCGCTGGTCGCCGGGCTTGGGCGCGGTGACCCATCCGGTGAGCCGCCGGTACAGGACGACGGACCCGTCCCGGAGCGGCTCGGCGAGGGGCTGGAGAGACTTCATCGGCCGGTGGAGACGCTGGTGATGGACTCCCCCACGGTGCCGCCGGTGTGCTGGACGGTGCGCATCAGGTCGGCGATCAGGCCGCCGGACGCGCCGGCCAGGAGGATGCAGCAGACGGCGGTGACGATGATGGCCTGCTTCTCCCCCTTGCCGTATTTGGCGTCCTTCCACCGGATGATGATCACGGTGAGGAGGATCAGGCCGAGGATGAGGCTGCCGAGGGTGCCGCCGCCGATGTCGAGGGCGGGGGCAACCTGGGGCTGCGCGGCCATGCTGTGACTGGCGGCGGTGTCGATGGCGGTGGTGAGGCGGAGAGACATGGCGGGGCCTTTCAGAGCCGGGTGACGAGCACGGTGATGGTGGTCGCCGAGGCGGCGAGGATCGCCAGGACGGCGGAGCGGGCGCGGGTGGCGGGCAGTACGGCGGTGAGCACACGGACCAGGACCCAGGCGACGAGCCCGTGTCCGGCGGCGTACTCCAGGGCGTGAACGGTCATCAGCCGGCCAGCCGGGCGAGGCGGATGTACCGGTCGACGGTCGCGGGCTTCGCGTTGGCGTCGGCCCGGGTGCGGACGTAGCGGAGGATGGCGTCCGGATCGGTGGTGCCGCTGTCGATCGCGGTCCGGACGGCGTCCTTCACGGTCATGGGCTTGGCGATCGGCGGCGGCTCCTCATCGTCCGGACGATCCGGAGTGTCCGTGGACCGGTCCGGATCGGCGTCCGGGACGGTCCGGATCGGCGTCCGGGCCTCCATCCGCTCCAGGTGCCGCAGTTGGGCGGCGAGCGCAAGGCGCGCCCCGATGCTGCTCTGCCGCTGGACGAGCCACGCGCGGGTGCGCGGGTCGAGCGGCCGGGCGGTGAAGGCGAGCACGAGGCTCCACAGGCCCTTGGCGATACCGGAGATGACGGCGCCGGCGATCCCCACGCGGAGGGAGTCGGCCATCTGGCCGTGGACGCAGACGGCCGCCATGTCGAGCGCCAGGGCGACGTGCCCGGCGCGGCGGGGCCCGCGGGCGCGGTCCGGCTCGTAGCGGGCGAGCCATTCCAGCGCCATGCACGTGACCCACGCGAGGGAGCACGTCACGGCGGCCACGTATGCGATCGGCGCGTACACGGCGCGGGCGAGGAGATCCCCGATCGAGGCGGTGGACCAGACGATGCACGCGCCGAGGATCACGGTCACGGCGGCGGTGACGGTGGTCAGGACGATGTGGTCCCAGTCCCGGGGCGGGACGGGGATCCGCTCGGTGTACTCCTCGGGAACCAGTTCGGTGATGCCGTCGATGGTGTGGGGAACCCAGCGGTGGTGGGTCTCGGTGCGGTAGCGCACGGTGCTGCTCCTCCTGGAGCGGGTGGGGTGGCCGGGCCCCGTGGGCGTGGGTGGCTGGGGCCCGGCCGGTCGGGTAGGTCAGCGGACGTCGGCGTCGTCGCGGTTGGTCTGCCAGTCGCGTGCGGCCTGGGTCTCGCGGTAGTCCTCGGCGGCGTGCTGGTGCAGCTCGTCGACCGTCTCGTCCGCGCGGGGCGGGGTCACCGGAGGGCCTTCGCGACCGCGCGGAGGCGGATGGCGTACTCGCCGCACGTCTCGCCGGGGTAGGCCAGGGGGAGCGCGCGGGTGGCGGTGGCCAGGGCTTCGGCGGTGACGACGTCGGGCAGGCCGTCGGTGACCTGGTGGACGGCGATCTTGGCCGCGTAGTCCAGGGAGAAGGCGTTGACGTTGAGGTGCGGGTCGCCGGCGAGGACGTCAGCGGTGGCGGTGATGATCCGGGCGGCGTACGTCGGCTCACTGAGGATGCGGTGGAGCGCAATGTCGAGGTCGGTCTGTGCGTCCATCAGCGCGTCACCCCGGCGGTGGTCTGGACCGGGCGGCGGGCGGGGATGACGCAGATCGTGTCGAGGAACGTCGGGTCGGCGATGCGGACGATGCGCAGCGGCTGGCCGTCGCGGTCGACGGTCTTCCACTCGTCGATGTCGGCGCCGGCGGCCTGCTCCCGCTCGATCATCGTCTCGGTGTCGTCGACGGTGTCGACGCCCCAGAAGGTGCCGTAGTTGTCGAAGTTCTGGACGAGCCGCTCGGGCATGGGCAGCGAGACGACACGGCGGGGGGCTTCAGCGGTCCGAATCAGGTGGGTACGCTCGGGCATGGTCATCACTCCTGGTGAAGCAGGCGGATGGCTTGCCCCGGCCGGGCTCTCACACACCGGCCGGGGTGCTTGCGTGGTGGGTGCTGCGTGCCCCGCCGCGGATTCGAACCGCGCGCCCGCCGGCACTGGGGGTACCGGATGGGCCTGCCTATGCGGGGCGGACGGGCCGGGGCTACTCCAGGCCGTTGACTCGGCGTCCCTCGTCGGTCGCCCGGTACACCTGCGGCTCGTACGTCCCGCCGCCGAACCGAGCGCGGGTCTCCCCTGAGCCCACGACCTCCGCAAGCCCCCGACGAACGAGGGCTTCGAGCGCGGGGTATGTGCACCCCTTCTCGTTCATCGCGCGGGTGCCCTCGGCGCTGACGGTCACATGGCGGACCAGGTTCTCCAGCGTTCGCACCATGTTCGCGGTGAGCTTCGGCGCCTTCGTAATGACGTCAACGTTCTGTGCGAGGGCAGTCCGCTCGGGTCCGTCATCACAAGCAACGACCACGGCGTCGCGGCCCCCGATCGGGTAGGCGGCGGTGACGGTCCCCGTGAACTCGACGAGACGGCCCTGATTGGCGATGCGCCCTGCTACTCGGGCTCCGATGGCGATGGTCATCTCTCCCCCTACGGGCGGTGGATACGCTCTGGCGGTTGGAGATCGCGGCGGGCGGCCTCACACAGAACAACCTAGACCCTAGGGTCTAGGAAAGCAAGACCCTAGGGTCTATTCTGTTGTGCAGAGCCGCTCCCGAGCGGAAAGGGAGCAGGGTGACGGACCAACCCGAGGAGGTGCGGAGGCTGGTGGAAGCCATCGAGGCGCTGGAGGCCATCGAGGACGACGCAGAGGCCGCGCGTGCGGCAACAGCGGTCCTGGACGAGTGGCCGAACTATCACGCGCAGCTCCGGGAACTCCGTCAGCGTCGCGTCCTGGCGCTGAAGGCGAAGGGGCAGACGTGGAAGCAGATCGCAGACGAGGCGCTCGGCGGTGTTCACCCGACCCGGGCACAGCAGATCGCCACCGGGAAGCGCGGTACGAAGCGGCCGAAGGCTGACGAGGCCGAGTAGCCGCCCGTCCCCGTGCCCCCGCCCGTCCGGCGGGGGCATCGTGCTGTCCGGATGCGTCCGGACCGGTCCGGATCGACGATGGGCCCATGACCGGACCGCCCGTGATCGTCTACCCGCCGTCGCCGACCGGCGGCCGGCGGGTGCGCGCGGACGGGGAAATCCTCGGGCTCGCGTACGGCCTGACGGACCTGGTGGAGTTCCTCCGGCGGGCCGGGTTGGAAGGGCTGGACGAGTACGACGTCACCCAGTCGCCGTTGATCGAGTGGCGCGGGGGAGGCCCCTATGTGTGGGTGGAGGGGCCGCCCTGAACTGCGCTGCGGCCACCGTGTGAGCGGTGCCTCTCGGCAGGTGGCTGGCGGCTTGCGCCACCCGCTCAGCCCACTTCCAGGGTGCGGCTGTCTCGTGTCCAACAGATAGTGAGGGCATATAGCCCTCTATCCGGGAGTCGGCATGACCAACGGTGAAGACCCGTCACAGAAAAGTATGGATGAGGGATTCCGCTTCCTCGGCGCCATCCTCGGTGTCGCGTTGCTTGTCCTAGCCACTATCGCTACTTTCCGTGGCGCTAAGAACAGCGAGTACATTTGGGCCTTTTTCGTTCTGGCCCTGATTCTCCTCGTTCTTGCCATCGGCGGCCGCGTGCCCTCAAAAATCAGTTTCGGTAAGGACCTAGCTGTGATCGAGTACCTTCACAAAGCCGCAAAAGAGGGTGGAAAAGAGGGTGCGTCAGAGGCTGTCGCCAACCTAGGTCCGGAGATCGAAACTCACATGCTGAACGTCATGGCGGGCCAAGGCATCAGACTCAAGGACATCGTGGAACGGGGAGATACGGAAGCACGAAACCCCGATGGTGGGGGCCACGTGTGAGGCTGCGGCGGCTCGGACGTATGGCCCGAGCCACCGACAGGGCGCGCGGGCTAGAACCCGACGAGCCGACCAGACCCGCGCGACTTCGGCGGGTCGAGCTCATTCGCAGCCCGCTCCGCGTCGTCCATCAGGTTCCGTGCATCGCTGGTCCCGGAGGGGTCAACTCCCTGATCCCTAAGCGCGCCGGCTAGGTTGCGGAGCAAGCGGGCGAGCCGAACCGGGTCATCTGCGTAGCCCATGTGGGCCTCCTTTGGCCGGGGCGAGACATCGTAGTCACGCCGCTATGACCCCCTGCTCCGTCCACAGGGCCCCGCAGTCAAGGCACTGCGCGCACGGCTGCGCGCCGGCCCCGCCGTACACGCGGATCGTGCCCCCGCACGCGCACCGGTGATCAGCGGTCAGTTCCCGGGTCTGGTCGGCGAGGTCGAGGGTGGACTCGATCCGGGCGACCGCCTCGGCGGCGACGCGTCCGATGTGCCGGCGATGCTCCTCGGTGAGCGGCCGGAACGGGCCCGGTCGGCGGTCGACGCGGGCGAGGAGCCACAAGGCGGCGTAGGGGGCGGTGCGCTGCCCGGTGTAGCGCCAGCGGCGGAGGTCTGTGGCGTCGGCTCGGGCCATGGCGATACGGCGGGCGTGGTCGGCCCAGGCGACACGCTCGGCGCGGGTGCGGGCGACCGCGGCGCGGCGCGGGGCCGGCGGCTTCATGGGGGCGATGGTGATGGTGGGGGCGATCTGGTCGGCGGTCTCGACGAGCGCGCCCTCGATGGTGCGCATCGTCTCGTGCACGCGGAGCCGGATCGGGATCGGTCGCTCGCCGATCTGGGCGGGGTCGCGTTCGAGGGCGCGGAGGGCGAGGGCTTCGGCGGGGTCGTACTGCTCCAGGGTGGTGAGGTAGCCGCGGAGGCCGAGGCCGAATGCGCCGAGTTGCGCGGGTGCGCCGAGTGCGTCGCGGAGGTCGGTCCAGGTGGTGGCGATGGTGCGGAGGTGTTGGGCGGTGGTGGTCACTGTGGCTCCTGGTGTGCAAGCGGTACGGTGATCGCACCGGTGGGGCGCGCCTGGCCTGGGGAGGTCTGTGGGCGCGCCCCTCGCGCGTGTTCAGCGCTTGGTCTGGTTGATGCGGACGGCGGCCCAGATGAGGGCGCAGAGGAGCGCGGTGACGCAGAGGGCGATCACGGCGGCGAGGGTGTAGCCGTTCACGGTCGGGGCTCCTTGGGCTCGTCGAGGGCGGCGATGGTGGGGCAGGGGTAGTCGGCCACGAGGCCGAGGCAGCGGAAGCCGTTCCAGCCCGAGCAGTGGGCGCAGATGGTGAATCCGGCGCGGGGCATGGGTTGGTGGAGGTCGCGCACGCGGTCGAGAGCGGCGGCGTACTGCCCGGGGAGCGGGGCGCGGCGGGTGAGTTCGGCGCTGAGCACGGCGGCGCGCTGTCGGGCGCTGCGCCACGCGGCCTCGAACCGCTCGGCAGCGGCCAGGTAACGGACGCCGACACGGGACGCAGCTTCGGCGCGCTGCTCGGCGGCTTCCAGGTCCGGGATGAGGTGCTGGACGTGCCGCTTGTTGCCCGCCGCGACGTGCTCCAGCGTCTCGATGCGGCGGTACAGGGCGTCGAGTGCGTCGTCGGTGATGGTGTCGGCGGTGTGCCGGGGCTCGGTCATCGGTGCTGCTCCTCGGTGAGGGCGTGTCGGGTGATGGCGGCGGCGTCCTGTTCGGCGGTGCCTACGTGGGTGCTGTGCGGCCGTGCGTGGCGTTCGGCGGCCCTGGCGGCGCGGCGGCGGTCGCGGCGCGTCTCGGAGGCGAGGAGCGCCATCAGGACGAGCGTCGCGGCGATGAGCAGCAGCGGGGGCGCGGCGGTCGCCCACCGGGCCGCGGTCACGACGACTCCTCGGCGGTCGGCCGGCGGTCGAGGTCGCTGATCCACGCCGCGCACACGGCGGCGACCTGGACCAGCTCGGCGCGCAGCCGGGCCGGGTCACGCTCGGCCTCGGCTTCGGCGACCTCCGCCGTGAGGATGTCCATCCACGTGCCGTAGCCGGAGCCGAACGCGCTCTCACACCAGCGGCGCATGGCCTTGGCCCTGTCCTGCTGGCTCTTGTTGCCGGTGCCGTCGGGGTGGCGCTGGTCGCCGAACTTGGCCAACTGGCGCTGGCGCTCGGCGTCGACAGCCTCGGCGAAGTTCTTCAGGCCGCTGGTGGAGAAGAGAGTCGGGTACATCGGGGTCTCCTTGTGCGCGTGGCGGGCGGTATCCGGATCAGGCGGCCGGGAGGGTGAGCGCTGCTAGGCGTCTGGCTGCGGCTTCGGCGTAGGGTTCGTGGGCTTCTATACCGATGGCGCGGCGGCCGGCTTGTCGGGCGGCGTCGAGCGTGCTGCCGCTGCCGGCGAACGGGTCGACGATGAGGCCGCCTTCGGGGCAGGCGTAGCGGATCAGGGGGTCGAGGATCCCGATCGGCTTCTCCGTCGGGTGGATGGCGCGCCCGTGAAGGTTGGCCACGTCGATGACCGTGGTCATGAGGCGTGATCCGTCGTCGTGGGACGTGCCGCCAAGGACGGTCCCTTGGTGTTGGGGCTTTCCCGAGGCGCGTCGTATGACGTCTCCACGCCCCCTGGCGATGCCGGTGATTCGCGGGGTCTCGTGGTGGGTGCTGCGCCACGGGCCGGTGTAGAAGTGCAGGGCATGTTCGTGGACGCGGCGGAATCTGTCTGATGCGAGCCCGGTGCCCTCCTGCTTTCGCCAGACGATGTCTTGCGACATGCGCCAGCCGGCGAAGTCATTGGCGCGATCAAGGAACATGCGCATGGAGCCGAAGCACCACATGCTGTTGGTGATGGTGGCGGCAAGGGTGGGCCAGCCGGGGGGCCAGTGGTCCCACGTCAGCTTGGTCTCGGCGTAGGGCGGGTCGGTCACGATGAGGTTCGCGTTCAGGTTGAGCGCGGGCAGCACTTCCCGCATGTCGCCGAGGTAGAGGGTGACCTGCTCGTCTTCGTAGTACGGCTGCATGCGGGTCTCCTTGGGTGAGTCAGGCGGCGTCGGTGGGGTGGCTGCCGGTGGTGGGGTCGCAGCCAAGGTGGGTGTCGTATCCGCGTGCGGCCCAGTCGGGGTTCATGGGCTTGTCGCAGACGGCGCAAAGGGGGGTTTC